AATCCACAACGATACCACCCGTTTCCGTAGTTTTGAATAAAGGCCGATGAATAGGTCCCTGTTGTTATTGCGCCATTTCCCGAAAGATTGAAGTTTGCAAATGGACTTGCAGGCGAAAAAGTAAAGCCACCAATCACTAATTGTGCAAAATTATTTGTTCCGTGCGCTTTGAAAAAACAACTTGCAGTAATTGTTGTACCGCTCGTTATTGATGTCGTTGCGTTTCTATTAATATTGTGCTGCGAACTTCCTGATGTCGCAACAAGCAAAGACCCCGAAACCAAGCCGTCAGGGGACGCTATTGCCCATCCTGTTGCCAAAACAGCAGTTTGCGTCCAATCACCGCTTACGCTTAACGTTTCGGATTGAGCCATAATGTTCTGCGCACTCGGCTCCACCAACAACGCAGGGCAGCCAACAACGCCACCACTTGCGAAGTAGTCCAACCTCGGAATCCCCGAAGCCACGACCTCAATCAATCCGTTTGCGTTGACCCTTGTTGCAGTTGTCGCACGGGTAACATTGAAGTCGCCCGATGCACCCAAGACCACACCGCCCGAAGTCGTTGCTAAGGGTGTGTAGAGTTTGCCCGTCTTAAAGCGAGCAGGTACTAAAATCAGCGATGGGGTCGGCATTGTTAGAAGTTGAAGATTGCAGCGAATCGGACGAACAGGCAGCCATTCACGGCAGCCTCGGCAGCGGTTGCTCCGTCAGCCGTAGCCCTTGCATTAAAAGCACCCCACACACCAGCAGCAAGTCCACCGATGAGCATATTGGTCGGGTAGCCGTAGCCGTAGCCTATCAGCATCGTTTACAGGAATGTATATCCGATGACCGAACCTGCGCTTGGAGTAACGGCAGTAATCTTGCCTCCGTTGCGCCCGCTTATCACGATACCAGCGGAAACGGATTTGCCACTCAAAGCGTAAGCGGTTAGCAGGTTTTCGCTTCCAGTTCCGGTCAGGGTTGTGAAAGTAGCAGCAGCATTGACGACTACGAAGTCGTAAACTTTACCACTTACGGCAGCGTCAACGAACTCCATCGTACCGCCCTGGCCGAGCATTTGTTGCAATATGGGTGTAGGCATTTTTTAGCGTTTAATTGTAAATGTAGATTAGACTGGAATTTCACAAACCGAATGGCCGTAGGGGATTTCAAAAGTCATCGTCGCCTGCCACCCTGCCGTGCGGTCGTCCCGGCTCTCCACAAACCTCGTAAGCGATACGCTTGACGATAGGGTCCAGTCCTCGTTCGGGTCGTTTGTGAGCGACGATATGAAGTCCTGTGCTACCTGCAGTTGGTCGCTTAGGACCTCGTCCTCGTTGTCCTGCCAACCCAGCGTAGGGCTGCCCGAAACCACTCCGCCCATCGGCTTAATGGACTCAACACGGTCAGAAAAGTAAACCCCAACCACCAAGTCCAAAGTGCCAGCGTCAGTACTTGCAGACTGAACGTCCGCAAACACGAGCGGATAGACGATGCGTTCACGGCTTGGGGTTCGAAGATTTATCGTGTTGTCCGTGCCTACCGCAAGAGGGTCGCCCGTCCCGAAGGAGTTGACCTGTGGATGAGCATTTGCAAGGTCCAGCAGGGCTTGTTTGATTTTTATCCAAGACATAGTTTTGCAGTTTCAGTATGTTCTTCTTGTGCGCACCCATCGTTAGCAGTCATTACACGCCCCGAATTGACCGTAAGGGTAGGGGTAGTCAAGGTTGCTGATTCCCATCCTCCTGTTGCGGTCCAAGACCATCCCGGTGCGGTAGTTGGTAGCGTTCGGGTAGATGGTATCCAACGCAGACGGAGGCGAGTTCCACAAGGGATACGAGTTGCGGTTCTCCATGAGGTAGCGGGTGATGCGTTCGGAGTACCACTCGGCATCGTTCTTGACCTTATCGGTTAGCCGGGTGATTTCTTCCATGCTCATTTGGGAGGATTCTTCGCTTGTTCTACGGACCATCCCCTTGTTCATGTACTTAAACGCTAAGACCATCGGCAACTCGTAGTAAAGCCATTGAATCATAGCCGGCTGGATGTAGTCCTCCAGCAGCGTTTGGTTGAGTGCAGACGTTGAACCGCTGACGACCTGCGTAACCAATTCCCCGTAGAGTGCAGAACCAACGATGGGCTGAATCCGCATCTCCTGCACCTTGACAACCGTTGGACGGATTTGCGTGTAGGATACGTTCTCGTTGATTATCGAGTTGTCGAGCAGCGTTTCTTCGCTTATGAATAGTGCCTTCATGCCTTGCTGATTTTATTGCCTTTACGGATTACAAGTTGCTGCTCCCATACATGGCGACATTGGGGGCGATTCACTCCGCTGGGTGTGTGATACCAACCGCCTCTGCGATTCCAAACGGAATATCCCATGATTGCAGAAATCCCGTCGATGTCCTCCCTCGTGTAAACCTTGCCTTGCCCGGCTAAGTCAAGCATCACCTTGCAGAACTCACGGCTTGACCGCTTGTCCTTGTTGCTGAATCCTGTGGCCCATGCATACTTGTAGCGGACCTCCAGTACAGGCTCGGCAACTTCCTTCACGTTCTTTGGAAGGTTCTGCTCGGCAATGTTGTCGACGGCCCGGCTGATTGGGTAGCGGTTCTTGGTGATTAGGTAAGCGACTCGCTTGGCGACCTTGGCCTTGCTGACCCCGAACTCTTTAGCCATTTCTTCAACCGATGCGTCCCGGTTCTTCTTGCGGTATGCTTCAATCTTCTTGTCCAGTTCGACTTCTTCTTCGCCCAGTTCGGCAAAGGCCAAGCGGATATTCTCGTCGATGTTGGTGTCGAACCGCATCGGCTTGGAGTGCATCACATGGTAGTCGTCTGCATGGCATCCGAACTTGCTTGCAACCACCTCCAAGACTTTGAACTCTTCGTCGCCCCATCCGTAGTCTTCGTCGTCTTCTTCGCCCCAAGTCGGTTCGCTGAACTCTTGGGACTGAACGCCCAGCATCGTGTCAATCTCTTGGGCAGATAGGCCGAAGCCGGCTGACAACATCGTCCGAGCCATTTCCAAGGTGATTTTCTCTTGCATATATTGGCGAACTATACGCATCAGGTTTTGATACTCACGGCCCGATAGTTTCTTGATGTTGTCGTTGCTCTGCAATGCTTCCACGGCTTGCGGTTGCTCGTCGGGTTGGGGGTTAGGTCCAACCACGTCGGCAGGCTTTTCCAAGGGTTGCAGACCCGCTTTTTCCCTCAATTCGTCTTGGGTCATTATCTGCAACAGGGCTTGTTCGCTTAGTCGCTCCGTGATGGGTTCCACCGGGATAAGTTCCATCCCTTCCACGCCATTAAAGGATCCCAAATAATTGATCATACGCTCCACTTTGCGCACCCTGTCGTTCACATATGTTGCCTTAAACAACTCGTAAGCCTCGACCAATTCGTTGCGTCCACCCAATTGGCCCTCGGTTTTCACCCCAAATAATTGTGGATTCGTTACACGGTGTGCGATAAATATCTCCTGCTGAATGGCTTTGTTCAGTATCTCGAACTGCTTATCCATGTCGCTTGGAGTTAATGGCTCCAGCGTAGGGGCTTTGGCTGCATCATCGTTGAAGGTTACAACGAAGCGACCAGCGTTGTCCGTACCGCTGAACTTACGCTTGATTTGCCTTTCGATGTCGCCCTGTTCTTCGGGGGTAGGAATCCCGTTGTTGAAATTAATCAAGTAACCGCCCCAAAAGTTGTTGCGGAGGTTGTTGTTGTGGAAGTTGGCGACCTGTACGTCTGCCTCAATCCAAGCATTGCCACCGATGTATTCCGGCAAAGGATAGTGCTTCACGCCTGCTGCGTAGACCCTGTAATAAAACAACTGCTTACCGAGGCGATTCTCCGGGTCGAATGCTGGAATCTTCTCGATGTCCCCAACCTTGGGGAACAACTGCATCATGTCGTCGTTGTACCAGTCAGCAACTTGAAACATCTTCTCCTCCTTGTCCACACGGATCTTCTCGAACGGGACGTGTTCCATCTTGGCAATCGTCCCCAACTTGGACCAAGTAACCGCAACCGCAAAGCCGTTGAAAATCTCCAAGTCAAGGACCAGTTTCTCGGTGATGTCGTTCAGGTCCTCGGTGCTTGACATTCCGTCGAAGAACTTGATGAACCGGGCCTGCTGCTCAACGGTCAAGTCATCCCCTGCCTGCCATCCACCGCCCATGATGTAGTTGACCTTACCATTCACGATAGCGTTGTGCTTGCTTGACCTGCGATAGTTGTCCAGCAGGTAGTAGGGGTATTCGTTCGCAAAGCCGTAGGTGATGTACTTGCCGGAGCGATTCTCCAGCATAACTGGCACTTTGTGTTCTATCCCCAACCATTGGGTGAAGTGTTGAGTAGATTTATTACTCATAGCGTATGAACTGTGAATGAAAGGGCCGAAATCGTGATACTTGCACCGCTTGAAATTGCGTTGATGTAGATGGTGAACTCATCGTTGACCGCACCCGTAACGTAGGCCTCCGTATAAAAGGCATGGCCGTTGTTGTGGCTCGTTGTGATATCAGTCATTGACTGGTCTATGGGATTTCCGTTCTTGGCGATGTAAGCCTTGATTTGGTTGTTGTTGTTGCCCTGTGCCAAGACCATGGACGCAGCGATGCGAAGGGTCGCCCCTGTTGTGCCTGTATAGGTCAGCGAGTTGTTTGTCCGTGAGAAATTGTAGGTTGACAAAACACCTGATTTCATCGCACTTGTCAACTTGACTCTTTGCCCCTGCGTCGGGGTGAAAGCCGTATCGGTATCGAGGTAAAGGTTCGCAAAGCCTCGCTCCCGGTCAAGCGTTGCGGTGTCTGCAAGGTCGTCGAATAGACCACCAACACGGGATGCGGTGTTCGCCCCGGCAGCGGTTTCGTTGGTGATGGTAGCAGCACTCGTTTGGAGTTGCGTTCTTGTTTGTACGCTCATTAGGCAAAGGTTGAATCAAAGGTTGAGTCGAATACCCTCACGCTGGATGCGAGGAAGGTGTTGTAAGTAATTGAATTGGCGTAGGTGTTGAATCCTATCGTTGCGGTTTGTACAAATGCCAAGCCCGTTTCAACGACCGCCAAAGCAGCGGCAACCGTGCTATTGGTATCGTAAACTTCATACTTATACGAGCCTGTTTCAAGCGACCCCA